TGATAGACCCTAACAAAATAGTTGTAAATGATGAGGTCGTTGATAGATTAGTTGAACACGAAGACTTAGTTTTTTATGTGAATTTAGAAACAAAAGTAGTTCCAAGAACTAAATTGGCCGTTGGGTTAGATTTGGATTCTGATGTTGTAAGTACACAAATTGCAAGTTTAGAAGGTAAAAAAAATTTTGATCCCAATAAAAAGGGTGATGAGATTAATTTTTTAAGACCATTAGGTAAAAAGGTGTTTGATACTAGTTGGGCCGATCAAGTCAGTGGTTTAGGGTCAAGACAAGGTGGAGGTGCGAATCAGACTAAAGAAACTGAAATACAACAAAAAGATGGTACCACAAGATATGTAAGAACAGTATCTAATTTTGAGGATACACAAATGTTGGGAATAGAAAGTATTACAATAGACATAACCGGAGGTAAGTCTGGTGGTATGTTTGTACCGACAGTTAAAATAAAATTAGTTGACATACAAGGAAGAACACTTTTTGAACAAGGTGAAAACTCACTTTACTCAGTCTTTTTTAACTTACCGTACCCAATATTTTATTTAACAGTAAAAGGGTATTACGGAAAAGCAATAAGATATAGTTTGAACTTAACAAAATTCAACGCTTCTTTTGATAATACCCTTGGTAATTTTAATATAGACTTAGAGTTGATAGGTAAAAATTCTGGGTTATTAAGTGATAGTTTATTAGATTATGCTAGAACTGCACCTAAAATGTTTCCTGCAATTATTCAAACAGAAAACCCATCACCATCAAACTCTGTGAATACAACTGTATCCAGTAAAGAAATTTCAATTGGGTCTCAAACATTAGATGAAGTTTATACGATATACAAATCCAAAGGATTAATTGATCAGGATTTCCCACATCTGACTATAGATGAGTTTATTGAAGACGCCGATAGTTTTACGACCTCAATGCAAGACAAAATTGAAAAGGGGGACTTTGTCATACTTAGTGATATTGATCAGTTTAGAAAAGACTTACTTGAAATAAAAGACAGGGCATACAAAGTTGTTTTAAATACCTATTTAGACAAAACAAATTACATTTTTTTTGACGGACAAATTTTTTATTCTTTCAAAAATACATTAGACTTTCAAAAACGAAGAGATATAATATCAGCAATTAAAGCCGAGATAAATAATTCTTTGGATAATATTAGAAGAAACGCCACTTTTGGTGAAGATGCGAAGGCAGAAAACCAAATACCTGTAACAATAACTGACGATGAAATATTTGAAAATTTTGATTATAATAAACTAACATTTGAAGACTATAAAAAAACATTGGCAATTAGAATCGGGACCACACCAACTGACGAACAAGTTAATGTATTTATATCCCAAATTAACAAAGATTTCTTAACAAAAGAACTAATAAAGGACATCAATGGGAACGATATTGAAACATTCCCGACACTTATAAAATATGGAGAATCAACTTTTGGTGGTGGAAAACTAGTTAGTGGTGGGTTTTTGGATAAGATTGAACAGTTAAGAACAAAAATAGATAAACGAGAAGAAGAAATTGAAACACAAATATCAGATGATTTAGCGTTGAGGTTTTTTTCTAAAGACGGCGGTTTAGGTTACCAACCAACAATTAGAAATATAATGGCAATTCTTATGGCCGGATTAGATACTTTCTATATATTAATGGATAGAACACATACCGACGCATGGAATCTCAGAGATAACCCTAGAAGGGTATCAACAATTTTACCTCCAGATAAAAATTATAGTGTTGATGGAAAAAATACTATTAAAGGTAGTTCAGAAGAAATAAAAAATATAAACTTAGTTTACCCATGGCCAACATATTTTGTTGAAGAAATTGACGATAAAGGAAATAATAAATTTAATATACACTATATTGGCGACCCTAAATATGCAGATCAAACAGAAGGTTTTGATGATACTGTTTGGCCTGAAGTAAAATTTTTAGAGGATTATTTAACGGCATCAACAAAGAAAAATAAAGAACCAAGAAGGAATGTTTACAACAATGAAAAAGAATTGGCAAATTATGGTTCTTGTAATACTTTATATTTTCCATTTAATGTAAAGCCATATGAAAATACTTCAGAAGTTTCTTTCATGTATGAAATGTATGAAAGACTTTATGCTTTAAGTCACTATACAAAATTATATAAAAGTTCGTTTAATACAAAACAAATAAATAAGTTTCTTGCGGATCTTGAAGCAAAAAATATAATAAGTTCTGCACTTTCAAATCCTAGATTAACTGAAAGACTCAAAAACACAAAATATAATCTACAAACATTCAGAAACGAATTAAGGGCAATATCTAATTCAGGTGGAATTGGGGTTAATTGGGCTGACTTTGAAAGGGATAATTATGTTAATGAAAATGTTTTAAATGCGGTACAAAAAGATTATGGGTTATATGACATGGACACACTAAGTTCAAGATCTATAAGTTTGGATAATACAATTCCTTTAGTTAAAAATTTTGAAGAATATTTAAGAAGTAGTGAAGTTTCAGAAAAATCTTTTTTAGATGTTTTACCATATACCGATAATAATTTTATAGATAAAAATACAATATATACTGATAGGGAGTCCTTCAACCAAACAGATAAAACATTTATTTTTCTTGATGACAAAAAAACCATAGCAAGATTAAACCAAACAGAGAAGTACAAAAAAATAAAATGTTTTAAAGATTACGCTAAAACACAATTTGAAAACTTTACCACACCAATCTTAGTTAGTAAAAAAACAACAACAACCGTTAATAATCGTATTACTTTAAAAACTTTTTTTGAAGAAAATGAACAAATAGATAGTTACGTTACGGTAAATAAATTAGAACTTGATGGTGGTTTATATTCAGGAAATGTTGGATATAACGTACAAAGTTGTACGTTGTTGAACACACCTTATTTTATTAATGCGTTACTAAACGGTGTTGAAATGGAAAAAGACCCAAACAACACAAATCAAAATCCATATGCGGCTCTTGGATATCTATATGTTAACTCAATACCTTTAGCCGGTTTGACCGACCCATTAGTGGACATTGAAAGTGATGAGTTACTTGACGCATTTGGGTCAACATTAAAAAATTTCTCATCTATACATCAGATACCCTATTCTATAGTTTTAAAATTTGGATCAATTTGGTATCGTTATAAACGATTTATAGAAACTAACGGAGTGGATATATTAGATGATGTATGGAAAGATTTTGACTATAAAAAATATTATGATCCTTTTGTTAACGATTTACAAACACAATTTAAAATAAAAAATTACACAGGAGGAAGTACGGATTATAAATCTTTTGAAATTAAGTTATTACCATTTTATGGGGGGATTGAAATTTTTAAAACTGGATTTTACCCTAAATTAATAAATGATGTATATTGGTTTTTCACAAAAAAAGATTTATTTACAACTTATAATCAAACAGAATTTGATAATTTATATGATACCGGTAAATTAAAAATAGGTAACAATACTAATGCGAATTATTACATGGACTTTAATGGGGACAGTAACAATATTAACAGGTCAATTATTATTAGCCCATATTTCCAATATTTAACTTTTGATAAAGATCCTCTAATAGATAAAAATTACAAAACACATTTATTAGTCCCATCAAATGGAGGATTGAATATTAATCAAACGGTACTTGAATGTTTTGATGATAATAACAAATTGAAGATAGAAATCCAAAACAATCCGGCTATGTATAACGGATCTGTACGATCTTTTTGGGGAGCCCCTCAATTTGGTTATTATGACAATACTTTAGTTACAAAACCAAAATACAATGAGTATTTGAATTTAGGTAAAGAACTTATGCCAAAATCAATAGAAGAAATTTTTGCGGTATTCAAACCGGAAATTTTAGATTTATTTGAAAAGGCGTTTTTAGGTTTTTGTAAACCTAATCCTAGTGCAAGTGATTTATTAATCCTTGAAAAAGAAGAAGTTAGTCCATCATATACTAATACAAATAAAATTAAAAAAATTAAAGAAAGACGACTATTTGAACAATTAAAAAAAGTATTTTTTGTTAGAGACAATGATGTCACATTAATTAATGAACAAAATCAAGACGCATATCAATTAGCAACTTCCCAATTATCTAATATCACAACAGGAGTTAAAAACTTTATGAATTTTAATTGTGTCTTAAAAATTGCAAATGCTGGAAATTTTGATAGAAAATTATTTAATAGTGTTTTAAATACTCCCGGATACACACCCGTAGATCCTATAAAATTTGAACCATATGTTAGTAACACTTTACCTGGCAATACACAAACAATTAATTTAATTACAAGTAGGGCGAACTTTAATGATGAATGGAAAACATTAGAAAAATATGTTGGATTTTCCACATTACCATATGTTGAATATGCTGATAGCGGATCAACAATCACAGATTTCTTTATTGATATGGACATCAAGTTTAGTGTGGATAATATAAAAACTTTAAGTCCTATAATTAAAATTTTTGCAAGTAGAAAACAAGAAAGTATTAAAGATGGGCAACCTTACGATAAAGAAACTTTTATTGACCAACTTAAAACATTTATTGACGGTGAAAATTTAATTAATGATAATATCCTTACAGAGGTTTCTAGTTATCTAAATAAAAATTTACCAAAACAAAAAACAAAAAACAAAAATTTTAGAGCAACGGTTGAAGGAGACACTACAAAACTATCTTTGTATAATGTTTTTCAAACATTAAATGACAAATGGGTATCGGGAAGTGATTTAAAATCTAAAACATTATTTGAGGATTTTCTTTTTCATGATACAGGAAACAATGATGTTGGAGATAAAATACAATTAGATATGGAAAAAGTCAGAGACATTTTTAAATCTGACGGTGGTAGAGATATATATTCTGTAATTGGTGGAATATTAAAAATTTGTAGTGATATGATTTTCTTTTCTTTACCATCTTACGTAAATTTTTATGGGTTACAAAACCCATCAAAAAATGCCCAAGCCATAGATATAGATCCGGCAAATAGTTTATTTGGTACATGGACAAATGTAGACTACATTAACTCAAGTGCAAAATTTTTATGTGTTTATGTTGGTAAAGAATCCGAAAAACCTAGAACCACAGATAACAAATTTATGGTTTATGGTGACGATAGCTATGATTTTAGAATACCATCCTCAAACCCAAATAGGGTTCAAGACGGAAAACAAAACAAATCATTATCAAATAAAGTGGTTGGGTTCAACGTTGATTTTGGTATAAGAAATCAAAATATTTTCAAGTCAATAAATGTTGGGATGCAAGACAAAAAAAATACTGCAGCAACTTTCATGGTTAGAGATAATTTGGCTAATGGTGCTAGTGGTGATAGAATAACACAACAAACCGCATCTCTTTATTCTTTTTATAAATCATTATCATATACGTGTGAAGTGTCAAGTATGGGAAATGCGATGTTACAACCAATGATGTATTTTAATCTCAGACACGTACCATTATTTTATGGTCCATATCTAATATTCAATGTCTCACATTCAATAGGAGTTGACAAATTTGATACAACATTCAAAGGGTCACGTATGCCAAGATATGCACTACCACAACCTGAGAGTTTAGGTTCGTATGTTAAGGCTAATTATTTACAAAAATACAAACAAAAAATATTGGAAAGGAAAAATACTGAAGGACAACCTGAAGTGTTTGAATCACTTTTAGATCCTGAACAACAAAAATTAGAAAAAGATGGCACACAATCAAATCAAACCGTTTGTGAGCAAAAAGTTGCCGATCAATATAAAACATTCCCTTTTGTTAAAACATCAAAGAAAACATTAACTTACGATGATTTAAAAATTCTTTTAAATGATAATGTTTCTGATAAAAATTTAAAAATTGTTTTATTCACTATTGCATTAACAAGACCAATAAACCAATCAGAAAGTGTAGGTATAATAGAACCACTAAACCAAAACTATTTTTCAATAAATGCTATAAATGTTAATAGTGGTAATAGACCTGAATTTTATGAATTAATATGTGTAAATGACTCAGATACACCAAAACCACTATTTTCATTTACAGGTCAAAGTCAATCAATTGCAATTGCATCGTCATACTTATCTCAACCGATTTTATTACTTCCTGAATTAAATAATTTAAACGGTAATAATACGGAATCATTTGATGAGTCGGTTGCTCAATTTGTTATTGCTATTTGGGATAGTGGGTTTTTAGATGCTGATGAAAACACAGAAGGAGTTCAACCGGTGAGTGCTGCAAATATAAAAGATTTTGTTATAAATAATTTAAATAATGGCGTTTTAACACAACAACTATACGACTCATACGTTGCCGTTTCTAAAATTGCGCAAACTTTCTTCTAATTTTACAAATAACTACATATTTATATAAAAAGAAAAATTATGAACGTAAAAAAACTTTTAGACGATTATCTTAGAAAGGATGCTAGGGTAACAGAAAAACAAACTGAAAATGGGTATAAAGAAGTTTGCGATTTAGATACTGGAGATTGTTATACAATAAGAATGAAAGATGGGTTGATAGAGAGGTATGATAATACAGTAAAAACAAATAGAACTTTAAAAGTTGAAACACCAACAGGGGTTAAAACATTATTAAATGGTTAATTATAAAAAAATGAATGTAGAAAAAAAAATATTGGAAGAAATCAGAAGATTTAATGAAATAAATAGTTACATCATTAAAGAACAGGATGAAGCTGCACCACCACCTCCACCTGATGCAGGTGCTCCACCACCACCTGATGCAGGTGCTCCACCACCACCTCCTGGTGCGGATGCTGGTGCTCCACCACCTACCGATGCAGGTGCTCCACCGGCCGGAGGTCCTGAAGAAGTTCCTGAGCCTGTAGACGTTTCAAACGATCCTGATGTTGAAGAAGTGGGTGCAGATGCGAAAGAAGGTGAAGAAGGGGAAGCCGAAGAAATTGATATAACTGATTTAGTAACCGCACAACAAGAAATTAAAAGCAAACAAGATGAATTTATGGATGGTATTTTTTCAAAACTTGATGATTTAACTTCTAAACTTGAAAATATGGATCAATTATTAAATAAAATTGATAGTTTAGAAAATAAGTTTGACAAATATAGGGAAAAAACACCTGAAGAAAGATTAGAATTAAGATCTTTAGATTCATACCCTTATAATCAAAAATTGACAGATTTTTTTGATGATAAAAAAGTTGATATGGAAAAATCAGGTAAAAACGAATATGTTTTAACATCTGATGAAGTAGAAAGGTTTTCACCGGGAGAAATTAAAAAAACTTTTAATATATATGATTCTGAAGATGATGAAGAAAATTTGAAAGAAAACTATAGAAGAAGACGTAGATTTTTATAAAATATAAGGGACCTCAAAAGGTCCCTTTTTTATTTGACATTCTACTAAATTCACTTATAATTGTTATAGATAAAAGAGTATAAATTAAAAACAAAAATCTATGGCAAATTCAATTGACGCAGTACTTGCACAGTACGAAAAGAACTCAACACCAAGTAGTTCACCGAGACAAAACATCTCACAAGAAGACAGAATGAAAAGATATTTTTCAGCAATTCTTCAAAAAAATGAAAAATCAGCACAAAAAAGAATCAGAGTATTACCTACAAAGGACGGTTCTTCACCATTTGTTGAAGTTTGGTATCACGAGATTCAAGTAAATGGGCAGTGGGTTAAGTTGTATGACCCTGAAAAAAATGACAACGAAAGATCTCCACTTACTGAAGTTTATAACGAATTAATTTCTACAGGTAAAAAAGAAGATAAAGAATTGGCATCACAGTACCGTTCACGTTTATTTTACATTGTAAAAGTTATTGATAGAGATAACGAACAAGATGGTGTTAAATTTTGGAGATTTAAACACAACTACAAACAAGAAGGGGTTTTAGATAAAATACTTCCTATTTGGAAAGCAAAAGGTGATGTTACTGATTCAGAAAAAGGAAGAGACCTTATTATTGAATTAACAAAGGCTAAGACACCACAAGGAAAAGAATATACGGTTGTTCAAACAATTATGTATGATGACCCAGCACCTGTACACACAGATAAAGAAATTATGGAAGGTTGGTTACAAGATGAGTTAACTTGGAAAGATGTTTATTCTAAAAAACCTGTTGAGTATTTAGAAGCCGTAGCGGTAGGAGAGACGCCAATGTGGAGTTCAGAACTTAAAAAATACGTTTACGGAGATGAGGCAGAAATTTCTTTAGGTGGAGTACAAAAAGAAGAAACACCAATTGTTGACCCACAAGCAGATGATGAACCATCAGAAGAATTACCATTTTAATATTTAAGTAATGAATAAGATATCACAAAAAATGTATGAAGCCCTGACCTTGAAATATAGGTCAGAAATGGCTGAAGCAGAAGCAACACTTTTAATTTATTTCAATAACCCTGTTGGTATTGGAGAACACCCACAACATTTAGAAGAAATGGATAAGTTTGTTGAAAAGATGACAAACGCAAAAGATAAACTTGAAATGTTGGAAACAATTTACAAGTATAATGTTAAAAGAGATGAGAAATTTGAAATCACTGAAGACATGTTAAAAATTTTAAACAAACAAAAAGGAGAAGAAGATGGCAATTAAAAAGAACGACTTTAGTTCATTAAAGAAAAAGTTTTCTACATCAGCAAAATATAAACCACAAAGGTTTTTTGATTTAGGTGAACCATTCTTAGATGCTGTTGGATTACCGGGACCTGCGATGGGACACATTAATATGTTTTTAGGACATAGTGATACAGGCAAAACAACCGCCTTAGTTAAAACCGCAGTTGATGCCCAAAAGAAGGGAGTACTTCCTGTTTTTATTATTACAGAACAGAAGTGGTCTTTTGAACACGCAAAACTTATGGGTTTTGAATGTGAAGAAGTTGTTGATACTGAAACAGGAGAATTAGAGTGGGACGGGTTTTATATATTCAATAACAACTTTGATTATATTGAACAAATTACAGACTACATTAATGATTTGTTAGATGCACAAGAAAAAGGAGATTTAGATTATTCATTATGTATTATGTGGGATTCAGTTGGTTCAGTTCCTTGTAAGATGACTTATGAAGGTAAGGGTGGTAAACAACACAATGCAAGTGTTTTAGCCGACAAGATTGGAATGGGAATCAACCAACGCATATCAGGTTCTCGTAAAGCGGATTCTAAATACGAAAACACTTTGATTATTGTTAATCAACCTTGGGTGGAATTACCTGACAATCCATTTGGACAACCAAAAATTAAGGCAAAAGGTGGTGAAGCGATTTGGTTAAATTCATCTTTGGTATTTTTATTTGGAAATCAAAAAGGTGCGGGAACAACAAAGATTACGGCAACTAAAGACAAACGTACAGTAAAGTTTGCATCAAGAACAAAAGTTTCCGTAATGAAAAACCACATCAATGGACTTGGATTTGAAGACGGTAAAATTATTGTAACACCACATGGGTTTTTACCTGGTAAAGAAGCATCCGAAGAAAAGGCGTCCATTGAACAATACAAAAAAGATTATGCCGAGTATTGGAAAGAAATAATCGGTGTTGATGGTGACTTTGATTTAAAGGCAGAAAAAGAAGAAGTTGAGTAAGAACCCTGTAATAATACAGAAATGACAAAAACCCTATTAGTAGACGGGAATAATTTATTAAAAATTGGTTTTCACGGTGTTAAAGATTACTTTAACGGTACAGATCACGTAGGAGGTATTTGGCATTTCCTTAACACATTACGTAGGTTTATAGAAGACGAAAACTTCAACAAGGTTGTTGTATTTTGGGACGGAGAAACAAGTACTTCACAAAGAAGGTTAATCTACCCAAAATACAAACTTAACCGAAAAGGTGTTACAGAAGATTTTAAAGAACAATCCTTTAACAAACAAAAACAAAGAGTAAAAGAATACTTGGAAGAAATGTTTGTTAGACAAGTTGAATTTGAATACTCTGAAGCCGATGATCTCATTGCATATTATTGCAAAATTTCAAAAGACGAAGATAAAACAATTTTCAGTGGAGATAGAGACCTAACACAACTTATCTCTGAAGATGTTACAATCTATTCACCTAATACCAAAAAGTATTATAAGAACGGAGATAAGATCAAACTATACGAAATAGAAATACCACACTACAATGTAAAAACATTCAAGATAATATCTGGTGACAAATCAGATAATATAGATGGAATCTATTACTTAGGTGAGAAGACGATTGTTAAATTATTTCCTGAGATACTTGAAAAAGAAGTTTCTTTTACCGATATTTTAACGAGAGGTGAAGAACTCCTTAAAGAACAAAAAGATAATACCGCTCTTAAAAATTTACTGACGGGTAAAACAAAAGAAGGTATTTTTGGTGACGAGTTTTTTGAAATCAATAAAAAGATTGTAGATTTATCTGAACCACTAATTAGTGAAGAAGGAAAAGAATTAGTACATACTTATTACTCTGAGTCATTGGATCCTGACGGAAGAGGTTATAAGAATCTAATTCGGATGATGATGGACGACGGATTATTTAAATACCTACCGAAAGGTGACGATCAGTGGGTATATTTTTTAAAACCATTTTTAAAGTTAACAAGAAAAGAAAAAACAAAGTTTAAAACAAAAAAGTAAAATTATGAAAGAACAGTATGATGTAACAAAGGTTGAGTTTCTAATTACACTTAACGACAATTTTGTGGTTCAAAGATTCTTTAATGTAAAAGGTTATAACGAAAAGTCTGAAAATTCAGTCGATTTGTATGACTACATTAAGTATTTGTCTGAAACATTACAAACAAAATTGAGAAACAAGTGTATGGTTTATATGTTAGACAACAGATACCAAATAGAAGAAGACCCAAACATTTTAGAAACATCAAACACAGATGGACCTGAAGTATTTAACATAATATTAAAGGTTGGAAACAAGACAATTTGTCATAGAGTTATTGATGCAAAAGTATACCCACCAAAGGTAAGATATACACTGGATATACGCCCAGACATAAAAAACATTTTAAGAGAGTTAACTGACATTTTATCAGAGAAAAATTTATCTTATCAGTACCTTAATTATTCGTTCGCTTAACTATATTTATTAAAACAAGGAACAAAAATCTATACAATATGTCAGACAAAAAGAACTTCGGATACTTAGGAAATACTTTTCAAATTCAATTACTAAATAACATAATTACTTACAAAGATTTCTCTAATTCCATAATTGAAGTTATTGATCCTCATTATTTTGATAACCAATATTTCAAGATTATTTGTCAAATGATCAAAGAATATTATTCAAAATATGAGCATACACCGACATTTGATACCCTTGAACAATTGACTAAGTCAGAAATTAGTTCACCGATGGCTCAAAAGAGCGTTTTAGACACATTAGATCAGGTTAAGAACGTCTCAGACGAAGGTTCAATCTTTGTTCAAGAAAAGTCCCTTAAATTCTGTAAACAACAAGAACTCCAAAAAGTAATGACCAAGGCTCAATCAATCATAGACAAAGGTGATTTTGAGAGTTACGATAAGTTAGAAGAAATGGTAAGGGGAGCACTTCAAGTTGGTGAAGTTGATAAGGGTACTACAGATGTCTTTTTTAATATTGATGAGGTATTGGATGACGACTACAGACACCCAATTCCGATTGGAGTACATGGTATTGACAACCTATTAAAAGGTGGTCTTGCTAAAGGTGAAATTGGTGTTATTTTGGCACCAACCGGTGTTGGTAAATCCACGTTCACAACAAAGATTGCTAACCACGCATTTAACTTAGGGTATAATGTTCTTCAGATATTCTTTGAAGACAACCCAAAAATTATCCAAAGAAAACACTTTACACTTTGGACAGGGATACATCCCGACGATCTTTCTGAAAATAGAAAAGAAGTTACTGAAAGAGTCAAAGAAATTCAGTCAACAAGAAAAAATAAGTTGATTATGAAAAAATTGGCATCTGATACCGTAACTATGAATCAGATTAAAAATCAGGTTAGAAAAATGATTGCCGAAGGGATAAAGATTGATATGATTATTTTAGATTATATTGATTGTGTGGTTCCTGACAAAATGTTAGGTGATGAATGGAAAAGTGAAGGATCGGTAATGCGAGGATTTGAGGCAATGTGTCACGAGTTGGATATTGCAGGATGGACCGCAACACAAGGTAACAGAAATTCAATATCATCAGAGGTTGTAACAACAGATCAAATGGGTGGTTCTATTAAAAAGGCACAAGTTGGACACGTTATTATCACGGTCGCAAAATCATTACAACAAAAAGAAATGAACTTGGCAACAATCGCAATCACAAAATCAAGGATCGGTAAAGATGGGATTATATTTGAGAACTGTAAGTTTGACAATGGTATGTTAGAGATAGATACAGAACAAAGTGTAACATTCCTTGGCCACGAGGAACAAAAAGAAGAAAAGAATAGGAACAGAATTAAGGAGTTGTTAGAAAGAAAAAAACAAAAAGAACAACAAGAATCTTAAAATAAATTATTAAATTTGAATAAAATGGATATTTCGCAAAAAATATTAAGTGACATTACTGTCTTTATGAAATACGCTAAGTTTCAACCTGAATTAAACAGGAGAGAGACTTGGGAAGAGTTGGTAACACGTAACAAAGAGATGCACCAACGTAAGTACCCTCACATCAAAGATGAGATAGAGGAGGTATATAAAATGGTATACAACAAGAAAGTATTACCATCAATGAGATCATTACAATTCGGTGGCAAACCAATTGAGATTTCACCAAACAGAGTCTACAATTGTGCATATATGCCAATTGACCATGTGGATGCATTTTCTGAAACAATGTTTTTACTTTTAGGTGGAACAGGAGTTGGATACTCAGTTCAAAAACACCATGTTGAAAAACTACCAGAAATAAAAAAACCAAACCCTGAAAGAACAAGACGTTACTTAATTGGTGACTCTATTGAAGGATGGGCAGACGCCATTAAAGTATTGATGGAATCGTATTTAGGTTACAAATCGTCAACACCTGTATTTGATTTTTCAGATATTAGACAAAAAGGGGCGAACCTTGTAACATCAGGTGGAAAGGCTCCAGGACCTCAACCACTAAAAGATTGTATCCACCACATAACAAAAGTGTTGGATAACAAAAAAGATGGGGAAAGATTATCACCAATTGAAACTCACGACATTGTTTGTCATATTGCAGATGCGGTATTGGCTGGTGGTATAAGAAGAGCAGCACTTATCTCATTATTCTCAGCGGATGATGAAGAAATGATATCTTGTAAGTCAGGAAGTTGGTGGGAACAAAATGCGCAAAGAGGTAGAGCAAATAACTCGGCAGTACTTCTTCGTCACAAAATAACAAAAGAATTCTTTATGGGTCTTTGGAAACGTATTGAGTTATCAGGAGCAGGTGAACCTGGAATCTACTTATCAAATGATAAAGATTGGGGAACTAATCCATGTTGTGAAATCGCACTAAGACCATTCCAATTCTGTAACTTATGTGAGGTAAATGCTTCAGATATCGAATCACAAGAAGATTTTGAAAAAAGAGTTAGAGCAGCGGCATTTATTGGTACATTACAGGCGGGATACACAGACTTTCATTACCTAAGAGACATTTGGAAAAGAACAACTGAAAAAGATGCTCTTATTGGTGTTGGTATGACAGGTATTGGTTCAGGCGTTGTATTGGGTTATGATATGAAAAAGGCATCTAAATCGGTTAAAGAAGAAAACGAAAGAGTTGCAACACTTATAGGAATTAACAAATCTGCAAGAACAACAACGGTTAAACCATCAGGAACATCATCTTTAGTGTTAGGTACATCATCAGGTATTCACGCTTGGCATAATGATTATTACCTAAGAAGAATCCGTGTTGGAAAAAACGAATCAATTTATTCATACCTTGCAATTAATCACCCTGAGTTGATTGAAGATGAATACTTTAGACCACACGATACTGCGGTAATTACTATTCCACAAAGAGCACCTGAAGGTTCAATTGTTAGACATGAGTCAGTATTTCAGATGTTAGAAAGAGTTAAAAAAGTATCTCAAGAATGGATTAAACCTGGTCATAGAAACGGACAAAATACTCACAACGTATCGGCAACAGTTTCAATTAAAGAAGATGAGTGGGAATTAGTTGGTGATTGGATGTGGAATAATAGAGACTTTTATAACGGACTTTCAGTATTACCATACAACGGAGGAACTTACACACAAGCACCTTTTGAAGATTGTACAAAAGAAGACTTTGAAAGATTAGTTAAATCATTAACAGATGTTGATCTTACAAAAGTTATTGAGTTACAAGATAACACTGACCTACGAGGAGAAGCTGCGTGTGCCGGTGGAGCATGTGAAATTGTATAAGTCATGAAAGTACAATGGGGAAATGATATAACGCTAACATACCAAGTATTGTTGGCGTTTTATAATCAAAGAAAAACTAACTAAAATGAATGTAGGAGCATCAAAAGATTGGATACAACAACAATACGTTAGAGAGTTTGGACCAAAACTTCAACCAACTGAATTTTATTATGATAGTCAAGGTAGAATGGTCATGACAGAAAATTATCATATGAAACGTGGTAAATGTTGTGGTAATGGATGTTTACATTGTCCATACGAACCAAGACACGAAAGAGGAAATACAAACCTAAAAGAAAAATCACTGAGTAATCAGTGATTTTTTTTATTTATATAAAATTATACCAGGTTATATTTATTAGATATGGCAGATGGGGTAACATATGGTATAATATTTCCTTTTAGACAAAGTATTGAGGGTAAGTTCTTAGCGCTTTCAGAAGAAACAGATGAAGAAATAAGAAGTAATTTAATTCATCTATTATTAACAAGAAAAGGTAGTAGATATTTTTTACCGGATTTTGGTACTAGATTATATGATTTTATATTTGAACCACTTGATGGTGAAACGTTTGATAGTATCAGAGGAGAAATAGAAGATTCAGTTAATAAGTATATACCAAATTTAACAATACAAAACATATCAATAGAACCATATATAGATTCAGAACCATCTTTAGGGGAACTTTCCTCAGAACAATTTGACATTCCGATATACCGAGTACCTGGAGCAAACACTGAAGAATATACAGCAAAGGTTAAAATAGAATATATTGACAACTCAAGTGCTTTTGGATCTAGAGAATTTGTAATTATAAATATTTAATATATATGGCTAATAAAAAAATATCATATACAGAGAGAGACTTTGAAGGTATAAGACAAGAGTTAATTAATTATACACAACAGTATTACCCTGAACTAATCCAAAACTTTAACGATGCTTCGGTATTCTCAGTATTAATGGATTTAAATGCTGCGGTTACTGACAACCTACATTTTCATATAGATAGAAGTATACAAGAAACTGTTTTACAATATGCACAACAAAGATCATCTGTTTTTAATATTGCAAGAACTTATGGTTTAAAAATACCAGGTTTAAGACCTTCAGTGACTATTGCTGATATTTCTATAACTGTTCCTGCCGCGGGAGACTCTGAAAATACATCTTATCTTGGTGTTTTGAGGGCTGGATCTCAATTTGGAGGTGCTGGTACTATTTTTGAAAATCTTTATGACATTGATTTTTCTTCTGACTTTAACATTGAGGGGTTTGTAAACAGGACTAAAGTACCTACTTTTGATCAAAACAATAACATAGTAAATTATGTAATCACAAAAAGGGAGGTTTTAGTTAACGGATCAACTAAAATATTCAAAATAGTTATAAATCAAAACAATGTTGTACCATTCTATAATTTTTTCTTACCTGAAAAAAATGTATTAGGGGTAACATCAATCATACAAAAAGATGGTACCTCTTATCAAAACACGCCAACATATTCTGAATTTAATTCAGCAGAAGGTAGATGGTATGAAGTTGATGCCTTAGTTGAAGACACCGTATTTATTGAAGACACAACAAAACCTGTGGATTCTACGGGGGTAAAGGTCGGTAAATATATAAAAACAGATAATAGGTTTATTACAGAATATACACCAGAAGGGTTCTTAAAAATTCAATTTGGTGCTGGTACAACAACACCGAATGAACAACTACAGCAGTTCACTAGAACTGGAATCCCATTGAAATTACAAAATTACCAAAATAATATTGGTTTAGGTTTGACCGTAAAACCAAATACGACACTATTTGTTCAATATAGAGTAGGTGGTGGTGTTGTTTCTAACATAGGAGTCGCGGCAATTAACCAAGTATTAACATCGGATTTATATGTGAACGGTCCATCTGATAGTATAAATAGAAGTGTGACACAATCATTAACGGTTAATAATGTAACCGCTGCGATTGGTGGAGCAAACCAACCATCAATTGAAGAAGTTAGAAACATGGTTACGTTTAATTTTGCATCACAAAGAAGAGCGGTGACAATTAATGATTATAAATCCTTGATAGATACTATGCCTGGTAAATACGGAGCACCAGCAAAAGTTTCGATAACAGAAATTGATAATAAAATATCTGTTAAAATATTATCGTATGATAATACTGGAGTTTTAACGCAAACGGTATCAAATAACCTAAAAACAAATTTAGCAACCTACCTGTCAAAATACAGGATGATAAACGATTATATATCAATAGAGGTTGCAAAAGTTATAGATCTTGAACTTGAATTTCTTGTTGTTTTAGATAATCCCGGATCCCAATCTGAGGTGATAACACAATTAATTAATCAAGTTAGTAATTATATGAACCCAGTAAATAGAGAACTTGGTCAAAATCTAAATGTGTCTGATTTAAGAAGATTAGTCCAAGATATTGGAGGAGTAAATACGTTAGCAGAAATCAGAATTTATAACAAAGTTGGGGGTCAATATTCTTCTTCAGAAACATCACAAAGATATGTTGATACAACAACAAAACAAATTGAATTAGTTGATGATACTATATTTGCTGAACCTGACCAAATCTATCAAATTAGATTCCCAAGAAAGGATATTAAGGTTAGAGTAAAAAACCTTTCAACCGTAGACTTCTCATAAGATTATTTATTTTGGTAATACTCTTGTTATTTTTAAAATAACTAACATAACTATTTATCAACAAAGAGCATTATGTCTAAAAATTATAGATTAAGAACAACACCAGGTATAGATAAAAACATAAGAATTAAAGTAGATCAAGATTTTGATTTTATTGAAATATTATCATTAAAATTAAAACAATCTGACGTTTATACAAGATTTTGTGCCGATTATGGTGTAGTTGCTGGAAGAGTTATTGCAAATGGCGGGTATGGGGTACCAAATGTAACAGTTTCGGTATTTGTACCACTTTCAGTTGAAGACTCTGAAGATCCCGTCATCTCAACATTATACCCATATAAAACTTTAACTGACAAAAATGAAGATGGTTATAGATATAACCTTTTACCGTATGTTCAAGAATATGGAGGACACAACCCAACAGGGACTTTTCCTGATAGAGAGGATGTTGTAAGTAACAGTACAGTATTAGAGGTTTATGAAAAATATTATAAATACACAGTTAGAACTAACGATAGTGGTGACTTTATGATTGTCGGAGTTCCATTAGGACAACAAATAGTTGTGATGGATATGGACGTATCAAATATTGGTTGTTTTTCTTTAAGACCTGCCGATCTTATAAGAATGGGTATGGGTAGTGAAGGACAATTTGAGGGGTCATCTTTTAAATCATCACCTGATTTAGATTCTTTACCACAAATAGTTAATGAAAAGAAAGAAGTTGAAGTAACTTCGTTTTGGGGTGATGATGAGTTATGTAATATTGGTATCACAAGAGTGGATTTTGATTTGAGGGATTTAGGAATTCAAATTGAACCTCAAGCAATATTCATGGGATCAATGTTTTCAACAACAGATGAAGATGCGTTACAAACTAATTGTAAACCAAAATTTGATACAGGAAATCTTTGTGATTTGGTTACGGCACCTGGTACCATTTTAGCTATCAGACAAACAATATATACCGACGCGGGAGGATACCCAATATTAGAACAGCATAAACTACCTGAAGGTGGAAACTTAATAGATAGTGACGGGACATGGTTAATTGAAATGCCAATGAATTTGGATTACGTCACAACAAACGAATTTGGAG